TGCAAAATTGATTCTTTCAATTTGTAGTGGTAAAAAAGAGGAAAATGTGGACTGGCGCCACCTAACAACCGGTTCGAGCAGACTCGCGGGACAGGCCCGCTCGCAGCTCAACCGAATGTTAGGTGGACGCCTTTAGCGCCGGGGAGATTATATGACAGATATAATTAGTAATATATTGAATTCTGCAATTATCGATCTATTCGAAGAGCAACCAGATATTCTTGATACTACTTCGCAGACTACCATGACCGAATGGAACATTGCTCATCATTTATCTAGTAACATAAAAAAGTACTTATTCTGGCTTGATAATTATAACGATGTTGTAAAAAGACATCACCAGAATAAAAGGCCAGATATAATATTTCATAAGCGGAAAAGAAGTAAATATAATTATTTGGTTGTGGAAGTTAAAAAAAATGAAGAGATATCCAGAGATGACATACAGAAAATCCAAGAAGATTGGTTTGCAGGTGAATTGAATTACTCATATGGTGCTTGTATTTCATTTGGTTCGGGACAGAGATATCAAATTAAGTTATTTAAAAATGGAGAAGCGGGCGAAGTTAATATAGGGGTAAATTCACCAAGAATATATAGAATAATGGGAAAATCTACTATTGCTGATTATAAAGATTTACAAAATCGCATTGATAGAGATGTGGATATAACAGATCAAGAAATTAAAGAGATATTTATAAGAAATTTTACCTAACAATCACTTCATCCGTACGCCACGGCGTGTCATGGTTTGTGCTTCAAGCTACGCCTTGAACAACTTGCGTCACACTTGCGTCGCCGGCTAAGCGTATGATAGGTTGACTCTTCGCGCAGAAGTACATTAGGAGGAAAAATGGAAGTAGAACTATCCCGAGCCGTAGAGTTTGAAAATCTTATTCACGAACTACTGGTGGCGCTCGGATATAATGTTGGCACCAATTTTAGTTCTGGTTCTCCAACAGACGGAATGCTGCCAGATTTGGTCGTCACCAATGCGAATGACTGTCGGATACTTATCGAATCAAAGTTTTACCGAACAACACAACCAACGCTGGAAATGCTAACAGTATCTGCCAGAAATTTAGTACGACTCGGTAAATCTTTAGAGTCGGAGAATTTGGTTCTTATTGTTGCCATTCCGATTGCCCAGGCGCTTAGAGAAGAAATAGAGAATTTGTTTAAGATTGTTATCATTGATGGATTTGACCTCGAAAGAGAGTTAGTCGCCTTCCCACCACTTCTTTCAATCTATCAAGCGTTGGTCAGCGACGTTTACCGATTGGAAGTTCCATTTGAGCAAGCCCGACAGAATATATTTAGTAGCACTTTCGGGAAGTCAAACTTCGATCAGAAAAGTTATGATGAACTTTCTAACAATCAGCGGGAGTATTTCGAACAACGATTTTTATCGGTTAAACCAGGTAAGGACGACTTCAGCAGTTACGAAGAAGTATGCGGAGAATTGCTGAAATACTTGTTCAAAGAGAACCTTTCCGGATGGGAAAAGCAGCCGATATCCGACGATGGTTTAAATAGATTTGATCTAGTCTGTCGTGTGAACAGAGGTAATCAATTCTGGGATCTGATTATTGATGAATTTCATTCTCGCTACGTGGTTTTCGAGTTTAAAAACTATTCAAGTTCAATCCAGCCGACGCAAATTTATACGACCGAGAAGTACTTGTTCCAGAAAGCTTTGAGGAATGTCGCGTTTGTGCTGTCAAGATCTGGACTTTCAACTAATTCCACTAAAGCCACCAAAGGTATTCTGCGAGAAACAGGTAAACTCATTTTAGGCTTAACAGATGCAGATCTACTGAAGATGGTAAGTATTAAAGAGACTGGAGGAATTTCCGCAGATTATCTTTTCGAATTACTCGATACTTTTTTGATAAAACTTGAAAAGTGAACCTGGATTCAAGGATCAATTGCAACTCTTGACAATAAAGAAAAATTAAATTACTGTGTTTCTAGTATGATTCATAGCACCTTCAGGCCTCCAACCATTGAAGTTGCAAGATGATCCACTGAGCTGGCTATAGCGCGTCCCGCTTTAACGCGGTGCGTTATACTGCGCTCGGTGGATTTTTTATTTACCGAGCCAATCTCAAAGGATGAGATTGGTGCTAGCCAAGCCCGCCAGACCATGCAATTATCCCCGCTGTGCAAACTATTCAACAGATAGTACCGGCTACTGCTCTGCCCACCAATCACACTATGTCCCAAGCATCCGAACCAAAGACCAGCGACCATCCTCTAGCCGCCGAGGTTATGACCGTCACTGGCAGACCATCCGCCGCAGAGTCTTGATTGCGTATCGCATTCCCCCTGAGCATTGGCACCGCTACGACATCCATCACGAACCCGCCTACAACCCAGCAATCGAACCAGACCATCTCAAGTACAAACTGACACCGCTACTGCATGCCGATCACTCAAGGGAAACCGCCCGCCAGGGAGGGGGGAGTCAATCTCTATTACCCTCCCGCGTAAACCGCTCAGAGGTATCAGATACACACACCGGAAAATCTGAGGTAAGGGGGTGGCTTTGAAAAAACACCGCAAGATTCCACCCCTAGTCAAGAAAAGCAAGGCTGCAACCCGGGCTTGGCGTGAAATCTGGGCGCTATTGGATGAAAAGAGCCTAGCAAATGATGTCTATGCCCCGACAGTCGCTATTTGGGCTATAGAACTCGGCCTGGCAGAAGATGCTGCAAATGCCATTTATAATCCACTTGACCACAATACCGGAGAGCGCGAAAGTCGGACACTCGAGCAGTACCTTGCCGGTCGGAATTCTCAGACCATTCCAGAACTAACCGTTCTCCGGGAGGCACTGAAAAATGCTAGTGCATTGGCAGCACAATTCGGCACCTCTCCGCTCGCGCAGAAGCGCGCAGGAACTACCAGCGATGAGCCTAAAGTCTCGCCCATGATGCAATACATCAAAGACGTGAACGAACGCCGGAAGCGAGGCGTGTCATGAGCTGCGGGATCGGAGAATACCAGTATCGTGAATATGTCTCCCAGGTGGTTGAAGGCCGGCTGGCGGCTTGCCGTTGGCTGCGTTTGGCTTGCGACCGATTCATGGCAGACCTTGAGCGTTCAAAACTTGAGACATGCCCCTTCTTTTTCGATGAGGAAGAGGCACAGTCCGCCTGTGATTTCTTTCCCCTCTTTCTGCGCCACTACCAGGGAGACCTCGCAGGTACACCACTGTTCTTGGAGCCTTGGGAACAATTCCTGATCGCGAATATTTACGGATGGAAGACCAAGTCTGACGGAACCAGACGCTTCCGAAAAGTATACATAAGCGTAGCACGCAAGAATGGGAAGAGTGCGATTGCTGTCGGTATCGGTATCAAAGGACTGCTGCTCGATGGCGAAGGTGGTCCCCGTGTCGTTTGTGCAGCAACCAAACGGGCTCAGGCCCGGATTGTCTGGGATATTGCTGCGCTCACGCTCGAACAGAATCCGGAACTAATCAGTGAATTCGGGATCAATATCTCAAAGAGCCTAAATACCACTAAGATCAGCCTGGTTGGTACTGCTGCTGATTTTATTCCTCTTGGCCAGGATTCAAAAACTGAAGACGGCCACAATATCCATGTCGGCATTATAGATGAGTACCACGAACATCCGGATGACAAAATGGCAGGTGTCATCCGTACTGCAATGGGAGCCAGAAGCCAGCCGCTTCTGTTCATCATTACCACGGCAGGCTTTGACATCCAAAGCCCGGCATATGATGAAGAGCGTTACCTCGGCCGAGTCCTTGAAGGCGCTGTCCGGGATGATGCCTATTTCGGTGTGGTATACACCCTGGATGAAGGTGATGATTGGCGTGATCCCAAGAATTGGATCAAAGCGAACCCAAACCTCGGTGTCGGCAAACGTATTGAACAAATCGAAACCATGATCAAAGAAGCCGAGCACAAGCCGGCAACCAAGCTGCAGGTCCTGACTAAAGAGCTGAATGTCTGGACTCAGTCGCTTACCACCTGGCTGGCCTGGGATAAATGGCAGCGAAACAATAATACCAGAGTGGATGAGCAGGGCCTTATCGGACGGCCGTGCTATGCAGCCCTCGATTGCTCCATGACCAGGGACCATACAGTCGTCACCTATTGCTTCCCACCGAATGACCCCAAAGAAAAGTGGCAATACATACACCGGATATGGGTGCCGGCAGAGGACTTAAGCGAAAAAGGCAAACAAGACAATGCGGATTATCCTCGCTGGCTTTCTGAAGGCTGGATTGATTGGCCCGGGCCGGCAGTCCTGCGGGACGCGGTTGAACGACAAATACAGGAAGATCGAACGTATTTTGAAATCATGGAGCTGTCCTACGATCGATATGGCGATGGTGCGCCGATCGCACTGAACCTGGAAGCGGATGGACTTCCGGTTGTCATGTTTCCGCAAGGGGCGAAGGATTTCACTGCCCCAACCAATGAGTTTGAACGTCTCGTGCTTTCTGCGGAAATGAGCCATGGCGCATCACCAGCAATGGATTATTACGTCCAATGTGCACACCTATACATCGGCCCCAATGATACCCGTAAACCGGTAAAACGCAAGCGTGGCGATGATACCAGCCGGATAGATGGTGTTATCACCTCAATCATGGCCACCTGGCGGGCACTACTCTCCTTAGGTGATAGCAAGAAATCGGTATATGAAGAACGAGGAGTGCTGTCGATATGAGTAAAGAACGAAGAGGCAGTCTGATCGAGGCCATCGGTGTTGGCTTAAAGGCGGCCGGCGCTGCACTCCGCGGGCAAACCTCTGGAGTCGCCCAGCCTGACCAATGGTTGCTTGATCTCATTGCACCAAAAACTAATGCTGGCGTAGCGGTGAATGAAACTTCAGCCATGCGTCTGGCCGCTCATTATGCCTGCGTCTCGCTGACCGCTCGTGTCGTCGCGTCCTTCCCGGTTCAGCTCTACGAACGATTATCGGATGGGCGGAAGCGCAAGGCAACTGAGCATCCACTCTACCGACTTCTGCATGATCAACCGAATTCGGAAATGACCAGTTTCGGATTCAAAGAAACGCTGCAGGCAAATCTTTCCAATGCAGGCCGGGCATTCGCAGAAGTAGTCTGGTCGCGTAACGGATACCCGAAAGAGTTGTGGCCGATACCGCCAGCACTGGTTGCTCCCCGCCGGCGGGCAGCGGACAACAAACTTGAATATGTGGTGAATGGCGAGGTTGTCCCCGGTTGGAAAATTCTGCATATTCCTGGCCTCGGCTTTGATGGCCTCAACTCGTTTTCACCAGTTGGACTATTCCGGGAGCAAATCGGTCTTGGCCTGGCCGCTGAGCAATTCGGAGCACGATTTTTCGGAGAAGGTACGAATATTGGCGGCTTTGTGGAATATCCAACAAAACTATCCGACGATGCCTATACCCGCCTGAAAGCCAGTGTTAATGAAAAGTACAAAGGCCTGCAAAACAGCCATGGCGTTATAATTCTCGAAGAAGGCGCAAAATACGAAAAAATTGGCATGAATATGGACGATGCTCAGTTCATCGAAACACAAAAGCTGAACCGATCCACAATTGCCATGATCCATGGAGTACCGCCGCATCTGATCGGAGATCTTGAAAAAGCGACATTTTCGAATATTGAGCACCAAGGGATTGAAGCGGTGGTGTATTTGTTCCGGCCGTGGGCTATCCGCTGGGAACAAGCTTTGACGACACGGCTTTTGACTCCCAAAGAACAAGAACGGTATTACATCCGGTTCAATCTCGATGGATTACTCCGTGGTGACACACCAGCCAGGTATGCCGCCTATGCAACCGCCCGGCAGTGGGGGTGGCTGAATGTGAATGACATCCGTTCACTTGAAGAAATGGATCCAATTGGGGATGAAGGGGACGTATACCTGCAGCCTTTGAATATGGTTCCCGCTGGGAAAGAAGCACGCTCGGCACTATCTGCAATTGTTAAAGAAATTCTTGATGAAACTGGAAGCCGGGCAAAGGCTGTTGATGTAATCAAGCCGGACGAATCAAAGACAGTACCATCCCAGCAGCATGAACCGCCAGATTTCAACCAAATACGAAAAGCAATATGTGCTGCTGCTGCTCCTGCATTGGCTACTAATCCACTTACCACAGTACGAAGCATATATGCCGCTATAGAGGCCAGCGTGCGGGCAGAAGGCTATTCTCCAGCTGAAGATGGTGAAGTATTTATCAAAGAATATGTAGCCGGCCTGGAACGACGCCTTGGCGATCTGGATATTGCAGTTGAAGTACATCGGCTCCGTTGCGCCGCGCTGCGCAATATTTATGCGCGCTCAGGTGTACGCAGACTAGAACTTATCCCTGGTAGAGCATGGGAACAGGCGGGAGGAAGATCCTCCTACCGTCGCATTGTAGACATAGACAGCCCGTTCTTTGAGAAGGGTGAAGAAATTAAAGACGGATCATTTGTGGCACGCGCTGAATATCGGGTATGGAATCCGCCAGCGTTTGTCGGGGATGAATCGGAAATCCGTCCGGTAAGGGAGGTATAACATGCCGGGAATTAAGTTCGAACTTGAACGGAGATTCGTACCACTTGAGAATATCGAATTACGCGCAGCGAGCGAAGGCGAAGAGATGATCATCGAAGGGAGGCCAGTTCTATACAACCGGATGACGGTTCTCTATGCGGATGACGAATATGAACTCCGCGAAGTGATTCTTCCTGGTGCGGCAACCGAAGCAATGTCTGCCGGCGAAGAAGTCCTCCTGTGGAATCATGCTTCTTCTATGCCAATGGCTCGTCGGTCGAACAACACACTGGAGGCCATTGAGGATGGGCTGGGTGTTCGTATACGTGCGGATGTATCCAAAACCAAATGGGGCCGTGACGGGCATGAAGCCATCCGGAATGGTGTCGTCGATGCGATGTCTTTCGGGTTTTATCTCAATGGTGAAGGATACAAGTGGGAACGTGAAAAGAAGGACGGGAAGGTAATTGATACCAGAACGATTTCCAAATTTTCGCGAATCGTAGATTACTCGCCGGTTACATACCCGGCTTATAAGGATACCGATGTTGCTGCCAGATCCAAGGAGCTGGCGCTCCGCTCACGGCCATCGATGGATGAGCCAGCAGCACCCGATGGGGATGAGCGTTCCATGGAAATCGAGTCGACCAAAGCGGTTATCCATACCACACTTGAAGAAATCGAGGAAAGGACCAAACGATGGAAAAACTGATACAGATGAAGCGCGACTTCGCCGCTCTCACCAAACAGCTTCGCGAAGCTGAGGCCGAGGAAAACCCTGATCGCGCAAAAGCCGACCGGCTTTGCGAGGAGATCCGGTCCATGGCCGGCAAAATCGAAGCCGAAGAAGCGATTTTGCGCATGACCGATGGTGCGGATGGGACCGAAGGCCCGAAACACCGTGCCGGCTCGGAAGCCGAAGGCAGTGAGCTGCCGCAGGACAAGCAAGAGTATCGCCAGGCTTTCAACGAGTATCTGCGCCGCGGCCACGCAGCCGAACTGCGTGCAATGAGCGTGGGCACGCCGGGGAATGGCGGATTCTTAGTCCCGACTGATTGGGAAAAAGCCATCATCCAGAAACGCCATGAGCTTTCTGTTATCCGTTCGCTGGCCGATGTGCAGACTTCCAGCCTCGACAAGGAAATTCCGGTTGAAGCCACCGAGGGCGTCTCCACCTGGATCGACGAAGAAGGCGCATATCAGGAAAGTGATGAAACCTTCGCCCAGAAGGTCATGAACGCCTACAAGTACGGCCGCATCATCAAGGTTTCTGAAGAGCTGCTGGAAGACAACCAGTACAATCTTCAGGGCTACCTAACGACCAAGGGAGCTCGTTCCAACGCCGTACTAGAGGAAACTGCGTTTGTGAGTGGCGACGGAACCAAGAAACCCCGGGGTTTCCTGCTGGATGCTACGTTGGGCAAAGAAACCGCTGTTACCACCGGATTCACCTATGACGAACTTCTGGATCTGTGGGGCAGCCTGAAAAGCGGTTACGCCCGCATGGCTACCTGGCTCATGAAGCGCACCACTCTGGTGGAGGTAATGAAACTCAAGGATGCTGATGGTCGCTACCTGTATCAGCCGTCGACCTTGCCCGGCCAGCTTGGCGCAATTCTGGATCGTCCGGTTGCCCTGGTTGATGACATGCCGGCAGTTGCGGCCGGAGCCAAGCCAATTGTGTTTGGTGATCTGAGTTATTACCGGATCCAGGATCGCTCCGGTGTTCTGATCCAGCGGCTGAATGAGCTGTATGCCGGCAATGGCCAAGTTGGCTTCCGTTTCCGCCAGCGCACCGATGCCAAGCTTCTGGTTGCAGAGGCTGTCAAATACCTCGGGATCAAAGCTGCATGAACTATCGGCCGGGCTAATGTAGCCCGGCCGACATGAAAGGAGAAAGCCAAAGTGGATGATAAGAAAACCGTGCGGATGCGTATCAGTGTTGGCGGCTCGCCAAGCTTGTCAGCACGAAAAGAGTATGCGCTTACGTCATCGCTGGCTGATGAGCTTATCACGGCTGGATACGCAGACTTGGTTGATGGTCCTGGCGCAGCTGAAGGCAATCGTCGTGGTCGTCCGCCGCGCAGTCCTATTTCCGGAACACAGGAGTAATCGATGGCACTTTCTGCGGATGCTCTGACAACGTGGGAACGCGCACAAGCTGTTCTTGGCCTTAATGCCAGTGAACAGACAAAAGCCGAATTCCTCATTGACGCGGCCAGCATGTACGCAAACCGCCGTTCTGGCCGGCTCTTAAAAGCCCGATCAGTCGATCTGCAGTTGGACGGGAATGGTGGTTCCGTTCTCGTTTTACCCCAGGCTCCTGCTACCATTAGTAAACTGTGGCTGGATGCAACGCGTGCCTTTGTTGACGGTGCGGAACTTCCTGCAGCTGAATTTCATGTTCTTAGTGATGCCGGCGTAATCCGGCTTTTCTCCACTACATTTCCCTCTGGGTATGCCACGGTACGGTTTGTCGGTGTACTTGGATTTGAAACTATTCCCCAGGATCTGGAGCAGGCAGTGCTTGAATGTGTTGCGGCCAATCTCCGCCGCCTCAGTAGTCCTGGAGCCATCGGACTTAAAAATGTATCGGTAGACGGCGCAACTTCTTCAGCATACGAAGTGGATTGGCCAACTACTGCCATTATGGTCTTTGATTCCTACCGGAGGCCACAGCTATGACAGGCCTTACACTTTCCCGTCGCAAGTATGGTGATCTCGATCAATTTGCTGAGGCTGTTCGCGTTAAGATGAGCAAGCGGATTCTGAACCTTATGGCTGAGCAGTTCAGCGACTATGTGAAGCGGTCAAAACTCTCCGGACAAGTGCTCAGTGTTCGCTCCGGAAGGACACGAAATAGCATGGGCTTTTTCCAACTAAAACGTGCTAGGACTCCAACATACGTCATTCGGCCAGGTCGTAATGTTGACGGTCATCTCAATTATCTTGGCGGGATGCAACGCGGCATGCTACTGGCCCCGAAGCATGGAGAATGGCTATACATCCGAGAGCGGGATGCTTCAGGCAAACCCGGGAAGATTATTGCGCGTGTCCGCTCCGCAACGGTTCATGCTCGACCATTCATGACACCAGCCTGGAAGGAATGGCGAGGAAATGCCAGCTCGCTCATGCGTCGTGTGTATGGAGCGTATGCCGAACGCGAATTTGGCGGCACTCCGGACGTAGTTAACGCATGAAAACTGCAGCTGTAGTAAATCAAGTTGAAGTTGCGCTGAGAGACAACCTCAATGCGCAAATAGCTATTGAAGCGCTTGAATATAGCAAGCCGGTCGCCCCTGTATCCGAGTACTCCCAGGGATTTGAGGACCCAATGCAACTGCGGACATACAATGCCTGCCTGGTTTGTCCCGATCAGGTACGCCGTGATTCCGGTTCAGCTATGGCTAAGTTACAAATAGATATCATTTTTGCCATCCGCGGCGCTGACAAAATCATGGTGATGGACACCATGAAAGTATATGCAGACGCGATGGCAAATCTAGTCGAGGCCGATCCGACTATTGGCGGTCATGTATTTGAAGCGCGGTTTGAAGCGGCTGAGTTTATCGGCCCAACGCCAGCGAATGGCCTGGTCGGTGTGGTAATCGCGCGACTGTCCGTTGATACGGACGATCTACTGCAATAAGGAGCAGACTATGAAGAAACGAGTTGGCGGATCGAAAAATTATCTGTATCTCGGTACGCGCAGTGCCGAGGTGACTACCGGCGACCTGGTCGAAGGGACTTGGTACAAAATCACCGGCAAGACGGTCGCTGCTTCAGCACTTCCAGCCACCAGTGTTCTTGGTGATGTGTTCAAATGCAATGGATCCATCACCCTGGCAGTAGGTGATAAAGTGATTCCCTTCACGTTAGAAAAGCTGGCCTTTGTCACCAATGTACCGAATTCCTCGAGCAAGGAAAAATTCGAGAATACCGTTCAGACCGATGACGTTAAATCGTACATCGAAGGTGACAAGTCCGAAAAGTCTGGAACCATCAATGGTTATTTCATCGTTGAAGATGACACAGTCAAGAAAATTCAACGCCGGTTCAACCGTGTTGTAGAGTATTCCGGCGCTACCGTCACCTATTCTGATGTAGAAGTCGGGGTTCTCGATTTTTTCCTCGGCCGGAATGAAACCACTGAAGTTGGCGATGTGGAGTGTTTCGAATACCTTCCGTCAATCGTTGAATCACTCGAAATGGAAAAACCGATGGACGGTCCGCAAACCTTCAATTTCGGCTACACCGTCGTCGGTGGCGAGCGGCCGAGTACGCATTACCGCCCGATCACCACCTGATTAAGGTGACGGTGATGCGTATTCAAATAGAGCGCGGTGCGATCACTCCATCGGAGATCGTGCTTACAGCTGAAGGCAATCGCCTTGAAGGATATCAGGTGATCAGTGCCACCAACAAGGCCGGCCGGGTATCAGTAGTGATTCAAATTACCAACGAGGAGAAAGAGGATGGAGAAAACCATAAGCAGCGATATGACCAGCGAGTACGAACCGGATCTGCCGTGGAATCGACTCATCCAGAATCCGAAGAATCCCGAAGCAAACCAAGCTGGAAGCGAGCGCGAGCGACCGATAGCTGAAAGACTTCGGGTCGTCATCAGCTGGCCAACGATTGAAGAATCAAGCCGGCTGTCTGAATCCGGCTCTACTTCTGCTATCTCGCTGGCGTATGCCAAGCATTGCATCGCTGACATCATCAATCCTCAGGTTGCCGGTATTTCTGCTCGGAATGGGAAGGAACTCATGGCTGTAAAAGCCAAGGGGAAGCGGAAGGCCTGGCAGCTGGCAGTCAATGTTGGGGCATACATTTTTACACAGTCGTTTCTCTCCGAGGATGAAGAAAAAAACTGAGACTGGCGGCACGCCTTTCACTTGAAGGCGCTGCCGCCAATTCGAAAGCTTGGGATTTTGCTCCGAATGAAAAGGAGCTTGTAAAAATCAGTGTTAAAGAGCAACCAGTCGCGATTATTCGCCAGAATATTCCCGGGCTGCTCTCCAGTCGATTGTTTTTGAGTTCCTGGACCGAGTGGAGCCGATACCGCCGTTTTGGACTACCACATGCGGCAGGTTGGAAGCGGGAACGTGCGATTGTGATTCGCATGATTGAAATCATGGAACAGGAATACGACGCATTCCTGGCAGACCAAAGGGAATAAGATGGCTGATGTTGAGGACTTGAGAATAATACTCCGCGCCGAAGTGGACAAAGCAGTCTCAAACCTGAAAAAGGCAGCGCGAACTGCAAAAGAATCTGACAAGGATTTCGGAAACTTGGCCAAGCAGTTTAAGCAGCAAGTCCGTGAAGCGACCAACATGAATATGGCATTTTCCCAGATGGCCGGCAGTATAGCCGCCGGATTAGGGATTTTCACATTGGCAAGTAAAGGCGTCACTGCCCTTATTAACCTATCGCGTGAATCGGTCCAGGCCTTCCAGGTGCAAGAACAAGCAGTCGCGAAACTGGAAGGGGTGCTTAGGGCTACAGGAAACGCCGCGGGCCTTACTTCAGAGGAAATGCAGGCATTCGCTTCCGAGCTGCAAGCGGCAACTACCTTCGGCGATGAAGCTATTATTAACTTGCAGGGGACACTTGCGACATTTAAAAGTGTATCTGGCGATACTTTCAAAGATGCCACTCGACTTGCCGTTGATTTGTCGGCGGCTTTAGGTACCGAGCTTCAATCATCCGCAATGCAGTTGGGCAAAGCGCTCGAGGATCCAGTACGGGGAATATCTGCCTTGCAGCGGGTCGGTGTATCGTTCACTGAAGCCCAGAAAGAGATGATCAAGAAACTTGTCGAAAGCGGAGACAAGGCCGATGCGCAGCGAATAATCCTAGCCGAGCTAGAAAGCCAAGTGGGTGGCGTTGCGGCTACTATGGCGGATACGGCTACCGGAGCCATGCAGCAATATAAAAACATTGTAGGCGATACAAAAGAAGAGATCGGCCGGATGATTCTCAACGGGCTGCAACCGCTCATGGAAGGAATGGGAAAAGTTGCCACTGCAATTCGTGAAGTGATTGCCGAACACAATAATCTGATTGAAGCGCAGCGAGCAAAAGCGGCTGGAACAGCTACTGCCGAACAGGAATTACTAGCACTCGAGGATCGCAGAAAAGCGCTTGATGATCAAATTATAATATACCAACAGCATGCTAATAGGCTCAGAACAGCGATGGGTTCATATCGGTACGAATCTACATTAAAGTCGGCTATTCAAGAACGCGAAGCTATTCTAATGCAAGTTCGTGGACTACAGATGAAGCAAGCGATACAGGCCGAAACAACCAATCAAGCAGAATCACAGCTAAAATCTTGGCGGGAATATAAAGAAGAAGAGGAAGATGCTATCCGCATGGCCAATGCGGACATAGAACGCCGTGCGGCAATTGCAGCAGCACTCGGTGATACCTTTGATGCCACAAAAGAAAAAATGGAAGTGCTTAAAAAGTCTATTGAAAATCTGATGGCGATTCCTATGGACGAAATTGATGATCCCTTTAAGATGACTGACAATACAATTGAAGAATTGATAGGCCAGTATAATGCACTAGCTGCAACAATAGAAAAAACAAATGAAAAAACAGAAGAATTGGATTTACAAGTACCGGACGCTAGTCTCGCTCGGCTTCGTATGCTTTATGGACAAACTGAAGAAGGAATAGCAGCTGCCAAGCAAGAGACACTAGATTTTGTTCAAGCTCAGTATGAATTAAGTATTGCAGCACAAGCCGCTGGTGAAGAAATTGCTATAAGCATTTCTGAAATTGATGCAATATTAAAAAATTTAAATGATGAAATAAAAAATATTGAAACGGAATCAGTCGCCACTTTAAATCAATCACTTGAAGTAATGGTGGAAAATATATCCCAGGCTATGGAAGACATGCTGGAAAGTGCATTTATGGATTTCTTCTCAGCATTAGGTGAAGGGACTATAAATGCTGAAAATGTTGGGTTTTCGATGGCTAGAATGGCTGCAGAAGCAACCAAGCAAAATGCTTCGTTTGCATTATCAGCCGGCTTAAGAGTTCTTGCCGAAGGAGGTACTGGAGCATTACCGATTGCTCTAGCCTTATTTGCGATTGCTGGTGTAAGTGCCTTTGTAAGCGGTGGAATAACAAAAGCAAACTCTGGGAAACGGGAAGTTGATTATGAACGGTATATTGTTGACAGTGTGCTCGAAGAAGAGCGGCGCATGGCAAAAGAGCGTATTGATATTCTAAAAAAACAACTCGAGGATGAAAAACGCATACGAGATGAAAATTTAAAGAAGCTTGAAAATCATTTTTCCCAGGAATTTGAAGTGTTACGGAATCTATGGGATCGAGGTCTTATTTCAACAGGCGATTATCAATCCCAAACAGCTGAATTGCGCAGTACTGAGGATGAACAACGTGCTGCAGTTGAGCAGCCATATATTGACGCAGATGCTAAAGTTAAGGCAGAAGAAGATGCTCAAAAAAAAGCTAAGGAAGCTATAGATAATGCCAGACGCGCAAAACTCGCTGCATTGGCTACCCAGGCAAATAAACTTCAAAAAGAATTAAATGGAATGAGTGGTTGGGATAAATTCTGGAGTGATAGAGATGAAAAAATCGAAAAAGAACTGGCCCAAATAGATCGACGCATTCAGGTTGTTCAATCTGCATCCTCAATTGCTGATATACAAGCAGCAGCAACCGGTGCTGATTTTGTTACCTCTGGTCCCCAGCTCCTCATAGTTGGTGATAATCCAGGTGGTAAGGAACGAGTACAGGTGGAGCCAATCGGATCACCTAATATTAACGGCCCCAAAGGTGCTGAGACTATCATTATCAATATCAACGGAACGATTCTTGGTGTTGATCAGCTGTACGAAGTATTAGAGCAAGCCGGTCGCAGAATGGCTGGTAGAAGAAGAATCATGCACGGAGTATTTGGATGATCAAGGCAATACGAATTTATTTGCACTTTCCCCAAGATGAGAATTCCATTGATGTTACTCATTTGTACAAATATGGAAGTGCACATATATCCGAGCGCCTGTGTAATGAAGAGAAAAAATCAGTACAGGATGTAATTTCTTTCTCGATTAATCATGATAATGATATAATCAATAAGTTGCGGGAAGCAAATGATACTATTAAAATAGTGGTTCAGGATCTGACCGATGACTCGTTTATTTTTTCGGGAATTATTGAACCAACAACATCACAGACTGTCAATCAGATTGTAGAAGCAATTCAGCTCGAAGCAATAGATTCAACATGGAAATTTGATAAAGATATAGATGTCACAATACAGTTTCCTGCAGGAATTGGATCTTCTCCCTACAAAGTTTGTGACTACGCTGATCCTAGTAATTCATTATTCCATCAAATTGCCTATCTTGCCGGCTATTCAATAGCAGATATAATTCCTGGAATCCCTAGTACATCTACAGTTCAGCATTGTTCAATTCAAAAAGATGAAGGAACCTACCGTGACTTGCTAGATGATCTTTTATTTGAGCATCAACTAGTGCTTGATGATGATGGAGCAGGAAGAATCACAACAAAACGCTGGGTTGCTGATGAGACTACATACATTGAAGAAATAGGTCCTGACAGCCTGTCTTCAGTACAGCCACTGACATGGGAGAAACGCTACCGAAAAGAAGATGGGGTAAGCCTTGTATGGAGCACTACAGAAATAATTGAGAATGCCTTACTGTACCGGGACTCGCTACCCGTAACAGCCCAAGGGGAGTTAACTGGTAAAGCAATTGCTGCTGGTGATTATTATCCCCCTGATAGTGACATTAGTGACCAATATCAAGCTTTTATCGATAGATGGCTGGATAAACCATATTTAGAAAGAAAAACCCGGCTACAAAACAGCGATCTTTCACTAATAACAACTGATAATCAAGAAGTACTGTATTCTGCAGATAATGGTATTAATGTAATATCACAGAATCATGAATGGCACCGATCTAAAATTGTTTTCCGAAATGAGTCAGGGGTTACAGCAAAAATCTATGCATTCGAAATTACTGGTCGGGCTCTGATTCGAAAATCAATCCAGACGATTGTATCTCCTGAATCGGCGACTAAAACCAGGCTTATCACTACAAAATATATTTTCTCTAGTGACTCAGCGCTTATACTCGCGCAAGCCGTGGCAAGTGATATTGCATATTCCGATTTTTCGTTTTCATTCGGACTTAATCGATACATAGAACCTGGGACCGTGATTCGCATGGTTAATCCCAAAAATAGTATTGATATCCGTGTAAAAATCATGACTTGCGATTTTGATATTGGCCGACCTGTATATTCGTATACAGGGATTGCGGTATCCGATAATGAACCAGCAACGCATGCATTAAATCAATCTTATCAGACTGTAACATGGCCTTTGATTGGTCAAATGTCAAAAGAAGTTTTAAATAATGCTCCGCCATCAAATAACATAACCAATTTACAGCTTTCCTCAAGTGCTAATCCAAACGGAACCATTGATATTCATGCTTCATGGGAGTATGTCCAAGGATTATCGAAAGCTGATGGATTCATTTTTTATGCAAAACGCGATATAGCGACGCCAGCGGAAATAGACTTAAATAACACCCCGAATGTATTTATCCGGGCATCAAGCGCAACTGCCTATAGTACTACGATCAATTTACCAACGCGCCAAGCAGGTGCCGGCACACTGCCAATCCATTATCGGTTTGGAGTGGTCGCGATAGGAAACCGTAGAATTGGAACTGTCCCACACCTGAATGGTATTGTTGAAGATACAGCATGGATTGATAAAACATTTGCAAGTAAAATCCAGTTTGATAGTGAAAATTATTGGGATTTAGCCAATGGAGAATTTAGAGTTGGAACCACAACGAATTTTCTGCGAGTCAAGCCATCTGAAGGTGTTGTAGAATTTTCTGGACTCGATCTTGAGCTTACTGAGTCCGACTTGAAAACATTCGCAGGAAGTGGCGCTACAGAACGATCGTTTTCCCATGAACAGCTCGGTTTATTCTGGAGGTTGCTTACAGAAGTAATTGGCGGATTATATTATAATTCCTCCAATAGTTATATTTATTTGCACGCCGGTCCTAGTATCGGCACTGTTGACCTTGCAATGAATTTAACAGGAAATACAATATTCTTAAGAACTGGCGGTGTTCAGCGGCTTGTAATTAATAATAATGGTGTATCGGCTCCAATAATTGATGCCGTTTTACTCAAGCAGGATGGCATGCGAGTACCAAACATCTTCGTTCAAAGCTCAACCCCTGCTACAGCACAAGACGGCGATATATGGTTCAAGGTATCTTAAAATGCTAATAAGAGTCGGTAACCAATGGACACTACCAACTATAGCCAAAGCATATTCTTCAGGAACATTCGAACGCTCCACCAACCCTTATTATATTAGAGTTGGCGGGGTATGGAAACAGGCAGTTCCACCGAGTGCAATTATCTTGTATGCAGTTGATGGTGGTCTTGGCTTGCTGGCAAATGGGAATAATGGGACTCCCAACCTTCTAGGAAGGTATGTCGTCACCGATACGATTTACTCCACACTTGGGTTATCTGGTCTAGATTCTCATGTTGGTACATTGCATGGTGATGCAACTCTTTCATGCCATGTGGAATCATCCGGCCGGCTCGTGGATGGATGGAATCTGTTTGATGCAACAACATATCTCTGGAATTCCAATTATTTTCAACACTTTCATTCTGTGGGAACAAATGCTACACATTCTCATTCTGGTTTGGCATTTAACAGACCTCTTGCTCGCAATCTTGTACCAAGAATGGGAGCTGACCATATCGGTCCTGAAGCTATTATTTTGAGTGATAGAACATTAGCCTCTGCATTATTGCAGGCTGTGATTTACAATCGATACCTTCGTATGGATGGATACGCTGGCAATTATGGATCAAATGTTCATAATCACGGTTCAGTCTCAGTCACCTTAAATACTAGTGCTGCGGCTAATGCCCTTGCATCTGAAAGTTCTCAAGTTCAAACCAGAACTAAAATAAACCACTCGCATGTTTCTGTATCCCATACATCTGTCGAGCAAAGCAACGAACCTTCATCACGAGATGTATTTACATATAGGACATTGCAGAGCATATGGATGGACGATTTACCAATTGGTTCAATACTATTGGCTACTTCCATGGCTAATTTTCCTAGTGGTTGGACTTACGTACCAGCGATAACCCCGCATACGACATACGGGAGGTACTATCTTAAATCTACTGGCACCTGGGGACAAACGGATCGTGATATCAAACATTATCATACTGATGGTTTTTGGAGCGGAGCTTCATCGGGAACGAGAACTTGCAGAAAAGATTTGAGTAGCAGTTCAGAATGTATTTCAAATGCTCATACGCATAGTGTATCGGGCACTCATGCCACAAAAGTGGATCACTCACCATTGGCGGTGAACTTACTAATGATGCAAAAATTTGCATGAAAGGAGATTATATGACAATTGCGGATGTAGCAAATAAAATGGCTGAGCTTCAGATCAAGCTTGACCTTTTATCTACAATAGCTCCAGAGAACTATGATCAATACAACGAGCTACGTCTTAAGTATGATAGCGTTGCTCTTGAATTACAGGTATGCCAGCTCCAACTTTCAGCAATCGATACTAGCCTTGCAATTAATGAACGCATGGCAATTTCGACTGAAACTCTATCGGAGAACCATTAAAATAAAGGAGCAATATGAATAGTATTCTAGCAGCTGCAGCCGGGATGATTGGAGCATTTATTCTCACGGCAATTCTCCGAACCACTGAGTCTGCACTTCGAAAGCGTATAAGTGTACGCAGTCCCGAAGCTAAAGCTATTGAACGCATCGTGCCGGCTCTCAATGCTGTCCTGGAAATCCAAGGCCCACAAACCCATGCGATGATAGCCATGCTCGAGGCTCAGAAAGGATACTGTAACGGCAATGTGGATCTGGCTCTTGAAGAAATGCGTGTCGCTAAATCCAAGTACGACAATTTCCTTCAGGACAGTGCCAAGGTAAAGCATTCATTATGAAAAGCTCTATAATGGAATTCCCGGTTAAAGGTGGTCGAATAACAGCATCATTCACCCAACCGCGGCCATTGGATAATCCTGGGCAACATATCCACGGCGCAATCGACATAGCCGGTGGAGATGGCCTGGTGAGAGCTCCAAATAATGGGATCCTGGTCGCATATGTGATAATCCGTACTCCACATGGGGCATGGCTTAAAAACGAGAAAGATGAAATTAAAAGTATCTCAGTCCGTGATTATTGGGCTGATATTTTTGGCGGGATAATCAGCATTGAAGAGCCCAACGGATTATTCCATATCATGGCACACTTCTTTGCAAAAGCCCTTCATGCACAGTACCCGCTTAATCATTATCTTGAGACAGCTAGGATCGGCCGATGGCCGGAGTTTATTTGGCACAGCGAACCAGTAGAAGTGCACTGTGGACAACGTCTATTGCCAATTGGCAATGCAGGCTTTTCAACCGGGCCTCATGTGCACTGGGAAATTCATCATTCCAAAAATCTTGATTCTTATGCTGATCGAATCGATCCGGCATCATACTTTGAAAGGAGGTAGCAATGCGGGGATTAAAGAAAGCCACTGTTTGGTGGACAGGTCTGATTGTAATCGTTGCTCTGACATTGGCAAGCATTCTCCAGAAGCAAACACAAACAGCGCAGACGGGTATGTACGCAGTAATCTGGATTGTCGGCTTGGGCTTAGGTGCCCAGGTATTAGATTCAACTCAAAAATCTATCTGGTTCCGGCGGGAACTGTATGAACCTGAAAAGAAGGAAGAATGTGGTACAGATTAAAACATTTCTCATTTGCACTATTATTTTTATTCTCTGCCTTGCGTGTGCCTGGTATCCTGGTTCATGGACAGGACGCAAAGCCCTTCAACGACAATTCGATCAATCCCTTGCCGATATCAACGCCGAATATGAAGTCCGCGAACGAGAATATCAGCAACGAGTGGACGAACTTGAAAGAACTCATCAAATTATTGAAAGCCGAATCACTGGAATCAAATCAAGACAATCAACTGCTCTCGAAAATATTAGCCGGTCAGTCAATCGAGATAAACGGATTATCTTATTATTTGACGCAATCGAAGAGTCAATCGAACGACTTGATCGACTTCTCGAATCAAGAACGCAGCGACCTATTGATTACGCTATCAAATGAAGTGGCTAAAAGAGAGGGCATTGAACAGGCACGGGATTTTTGGAGGACAACCGCCCTTGTTACGGGCGGCATAGTCCTTGTTGGTGTAGCGATAATAATAGTCAACCTATATTGATCATAATTCAATTTTAAATATTCTAAAACTATAAATATGATAATCTCAAATCACGAAGCACATAGAACCATTTAATCTCGTTACTATTAACCCAATCATTTTTTTCATTTCGAATAGTATCAGATAACTTGATAAATGGATTTTTATCATTAGGTATTTTATACGTCGTACGATATAGCTCTTCATAATACGTTATGCGTGTCTCCAATTCCGCATATAAGAGACCAATTTGAGTACCTAAGATTTCAAGCTCATTTGCTATTGATTGAAGTTCTGACAGATTAGCCTCAATGAATTCATATACCTCCTCATCACTGTTATTTTTTGTTGGATCACAGATTTCATTGAACGGAGCCAAGCTAGAAACAATAGTTGAAATTCTAAAATTTATTTTTTTATATAACTCCATCCGGGTTTTGATATCTTCAACTGCCTGGCGACTCACGGCGATCCTGCCAATTGACTCACGAATAGATGCTTCCATCTGTTTTGTATCTTCATTATACATAAAACTACCAACTGATTTTAAAATTCCGCCTATACCAAAACAGAGGCCAGATATTAATGATTTGACATCATTTGTATATCCAAACTGCTCATTCTCGGGTAAAACAAGAGTAACAACACCTAGAGCACTCCCAGCAATTAGTGAATAATTCCCAATTTGATCCCAGAATTTGGAGACTTCTTCAATCTGGAAAATATTAGTTTCATAACTTGTTCTAGCCTCTATTTCGGCGAATGACATTCCACGCTTCAACCCCATCAAATACTGATAAACCTGATTTATCCATATTGAGGATTTTATAATAGCTGTTCTTCTCGGCTGAGCGCGTATCTGATCCAGTGTACTCTGAAAATTCGATAAATCGAATGTAGTTCTATCTATAACCGGAGATACTTGTGCAAATAAAAATTGATTAATAATGAATACACCTAACAATGCAAATTTTCTTAATTTCATTTCTTCCTCCTGTCAGTTATCAACAGTACTAAGATTGGCATCAAGCCATAGGTCTACCGATATCAAAAGCTAATCAAAGCAAGTACTACTTTAAGTACCGGATTATAATTAATAAATTTTTAAAATAATAAGACTGTTTAGTTGATTTGTCAAATTGAACTATGAGAGTATTTAAAAAAATTGTATTTTATATAAAAGGGAGTGATTTTTACCAATAGACTAAGTAAAAAAAGTACTGTGTACCAAATTGTGTACCTTTTTTCTAAAAGATCGCTTAATTCAGTATAAGCCATACAACATATAGACGGTGATCTAAATATTCACACAATTACTTGTATAATAATGAATTACAAGAGCCTTCCAAGCTGGAGATGTGGGTTCGATTCCCATCGGACGCTGAACAAGAAAGCTCGCCTTCATGGCGGGCTTTCTTGTTTATAGAGAGTTCGATGGGAATCGTTTCACAGCACGCACTGGTGCGTGCCGTACAATACAATTCCTTGCGAATAAGCGCGTAGCGCGTCTCCGAAGTGAGCGCCGAGCGCATAGCGAGGGAAAGCAGCCATGGATGGCTGCGGAAGTGAACGCAGGCGGCTCGGAGGCATGAGACAGGATGTCGAATGCCGGAGAGGATTCCCATCGGACGCTGAACAAAGAAGCTCGCCTTTTGAGGCGGGCTTCTTTGTTTATAGAGCGTTCGATGGGAATCGTTTCACAGCACGCACTGGTGCGTGCCGTACAATACAATACCTTGCGAATAAGCGCGAAGCTCGTCTCCGGAGTGAGCGCCGCCCAAAGGTCCTCGACTCTGGTAGCTGAGTAGCCTGGTATTTTTCTTGGACTATTGGTTCATCCTCTTACCAGTCGATCCATCCGGTTCCGCCAGCGCTCCAGGAAGGCCTCCTGCATGTTAGCTGGAAGGAATGATGCCCGACACAGGGCCTCGACTTGCGGCCATGCACTGCATACGCGCCGGGTAAGGTTGCCGAAAACCTTCGGGGTAATTTCCAATTTCCGGGCAAGAAACCGCCAGTCGGATCCGGAGAGGCGGGCTTTCTTGCCGTTAAGGGTTAAAGCTGTCTCTTCTTTGTCCTCGGGAATCGCCAACGCGGTCGAGACCAGGTCATACGCCGGTGTCAGCTGCCAGTGCCCCGGCGCTGGACGGTAGAGTGAAAAATTCTTAAGATGCAGGTCGGCGTTGCCCATTAGCCAGGCAAGCAGGTTGAGCTGCAAAAAGCGTACTGCGTCCAGGCCAGGCTGGCTGGAATAGGCCAGGGCTTTGGCTGCTGCTTCCAGACTGCCCTTGTACTTGTCCGCCGACGGGCGTTGGCAAAGCTGACAGAAATCTTCTTGCGGCAGCTTGCTTCCGTCGGCCGGACGGTCGAAGCGCCGTGACACATACGCCGGCGAACTGTCTGCCAGTCGCACAAGGCCGTGCGGAGCCGTCGGGTAGCCCAGGCGGGCCGACAGTTCCATGCAGAACGCCTCGTTCTCGGGCAGCCACGAGTATTCTTCCACTGGCGGCTTTAAAATATAACGACCGCCCAAGGCGCACAAAGTAAGTCTGCGGGTTTCTCCCGGGGACCTGTTCACAGAAAGTTTTTTCTGTACGCCAGGTACCGCCCCTGATGCTCGTAGCAGGCTTAAACCTGCTTCGGGCAGAGCTGTAACATCCAGATCGATGGCTGGCGCTGTTGCACTTTCAAAAAGCTTTTTGGAGCAGCGTTTATGGTAATCCGTCGGGTTGTCCGGTTCGAGCGGTTCGTAACAGACCAGGCATTTATGCATC